TTTATGTTTCATGCCTCTCAATATACAAACTCCTTAAACATATCTTTCATTCGTTCATTAGTTTCTGTCTGATCAAATACCGCTTCATCAAGCACATCTTCTTGTGCAGACTGTTCTACATTATAGAGAGTCATCTTGGCTCTATCTACACCAACAACAAACCTTCTATTAGTAGCTGGATCTGAGTATCTATTCTTCAACTGCTTTACAAGTATCTGCTGTAAATCTTCTAGTTCTTCGGTGCTAATAATCGCAAACATAAAGTCAGCAGTGGCCGGCAGACCGAAGCTCTCCGAGGTGTCTTCAAGGCCCAAGTCACTAGACGTGTAGCCCGATCTTGTGGTTTGTGTCGCAGAGACGATTGGCAAGTCGAATTCCACAGCGAGGCCTCGTAGCTCTTCTGCAATTGCTTTGACATACGTATACGAATTGACTCCTGCACCATACTTTATCCTCGAACTCATACAAATATTAAGATAGTCTACGTATATGATATCAGGAACAAAGTTCTTCTTCACTTTCAACTCTTGAAGAACATACCTAAAGTGATTGCTACCAGCTCCTGTAGTAGGATATTCCTTTACAACAATCTTACCTTTATAGTTATCTCTTAACCTGTTAATCTTTTTATCATAAACCTCTTTATCTAAACTTCTAACTTCATCAATAGTTATGCCCATCAGGTTTGCATCAATACGTTCTGCAATCCTTTCCTCAGCCATCTCTAAGGTAATATAAAGTACGTTCTTGTTATCGCGTAGATTGCCAGCAGCGCAGTGACACATAAACATACTTTTACCGACACCTGTTCCAGCAAGAACAATATTGAGTGTCTTCTTTGATAATCCTCCATTTGTAACCTCATTTAGTAAGTCAATATCAAATCCAACTTTTTCTTCAACTTGATGATAGAACTCCCATCGAGCATCAGCATCTTCCAAAAAGTCATGACCAATGTGTGGATCAAAGTTAACAGCTAGTGCATCTTGTAGAATAGAAGGTAATGCACCTTTACCTTTATCACTTTTACCATCAATAACACTAATAGATTCCATGATAGCATTGTAGATAGCTTTGTCCTGACAGAACTTCTCTGTCTCATCAATCAACCATTCTTCATCAGAAGATATACCAAACTCATTTATAATATTGGTTGCAGATGCATGTTGATCATCAGACAATCCTTCAGCATTACTCAATTCAACAAGCAATGCTGCATTGTCTGGAACTCTATTATACTTTTCAAAGTACTTTGTAATTAACTTGAATACACTTCGTTCAGTATAATCATGAAAGTATTCATCTTTCAGATAAGGAATTACCTTTCTAGTGTATTCCTCATTCTGCGTCAGATTCGACAGAATCGTCTGTTCGATCATCTATATCTCCACCATAGCTAAATTTCATATTGACATGCTTTTCAATAACTTCCATAACTTCAGCAGTAAAGTACTTCTCAGGATCTTTCAAGATCTGCTTAGGATATACCTTACCTTCTGTAGTTTCAATTCTATTAGCTACCGCATTCCATACACCCGACTCCACAGCACATTCAACCAAACCGTAGTAACGATCAAGGCCTGTATCATAATTAAGTAAACATTCAACTTCTTTATTCTCCTTACTAAGACGAGACTTAAACATCTTCACTTTAATAATGTTACCAACTACATCCTTACCATCACGTTCCTTCTTCTTAGATAGATAAGCAATAGTAGAAGCAGCATACTTCAATCCACTACCACCACCCATCTCTTTCATAGGAACATAACTTCCAATGACTTCATAGACATGGTTAGTAACAATCATAGGTACTTTAACCTTAGCTAGCTTCAGAGTCAACACTCTAAATGTACCTCTGATCAATTGTGCTTTAGTCATATCTCTGGTATCATTACCAGCTAGACTATCTGCAAGTTCTTTCTCAGATGAGAGAATACCAAGTGAGTCCAATACCATCATCATGGGTGGACGTTTATCTACAGGTGTCTTTTCATATTGTTCAATCGTCTTCAAAGCATGTTGCCTGAACGACTGAATAGATTGTGGCTCAGCCAAGATAACACGTTGAGTGTCAATACCTCGACTTTCCATCATATCTTTAGTAACCGCAGCTTCAGTATCATAGTAGATGATACCTCCATCTGGGTTATCTTTTAAAAACTGTGTAATCACTCCAAGAGCAAAGAAAGTCTTCCCAGTAGTAGTCTCACCAGCAAAAGCTGTGATTTTATTATTAGGAATACCTCCATACATACTACCAGACATTACAGCATTCAAAATGTAAGATCCAGTATCAATTGTTCCAGAATATTCAGCAGACCCTTCACCATCAGCTGCTATGCTTGTATCTTCATCTTTAATGTCTTCGGCTAAATTTCTGAAAAAATCACTCATCCCGTATAAACCTCTTTCAATTTGTCACTGAACTCTTCAACCTTTTCTAAACGATTAGGCCAGTAAATATATTCTTTTTCTGGGTTCTTCTGTAGATTGTTCAACAAAGGTTGAATCATATTATATAATGTATCACATTTCTCTTTTAAGGTCAACGCTTCTTCTGAAGCTGTTGATGCCTCTTCTTTTACTGTTTGGACTGCATCAAGCTCATCAGCATCCATTGCTGTAAAGCCAAAATCAAAGTCCATTGATGGTTTAACTGCCATTAGAAAAAATCCTCCAACGTTGCTTGACCCCTTTCAAGTTTCCACTGTATAGCTTCAGATATCGTTCTCATTGGTTCAAGAAAACTTTTCTCAAACTGCTTGTCATAATCGATATATGGTTCAATGTTCAATTGTTTAGGCAGAGCATCTAACACCGCAATTACATTCTCTCTCGATGGATTTGGTAGTTTAAGATATGCAAACTTAATCTTATCACCTTCATGGATAGGATTGTAAGTTGTATCTAAGTCATGTTGCTTGAGCATACTATTGTATACTAGAGCTCCACGTACGTGAATAGGGGTACCCTTCTTGTAAATAGTTGACGTACTTCTATATTTATATAAACCTCGAACACCTCGAGGGAAAGCAATCTCTTCAAATGGCATAGACTTGAACTTAGCTTTGAAGTCTTCAACATATTCCATCAAAGCCTTTTCATCCTTTGTCATAATTAGCTTTATAGCATTCTTCATCTGGTCTCTACAGATCTGAGGAACAGAAGACCTTTGAGTTTCCATACCCATAATCTTCATAAATGGGTCTTTATATCTTACACCTTCCATATCATAGACATGAAGTGCATACCGCTTCTTAGCTGTCCATATACCTTTGTCAGCAATAGCTTCTCGTTTCATGAACATCTTTTGTTCGTATGCGTTAACAGTTTTAGCAAGTTTTTCGTAACACTTATCAATATAGGGTTCAAAAACTTTTCTAGCTGCCAAGTCCATCCAGTCGATAATATCCGATCGTGAAGGATTTTTTCCCTCAAAAGTTTGTTGTACCAACTCGTCAAGAGTAATATACATCGAATCTGTATCACACGCAATAACATAATCAACGTTATCGGTATTAAGTGTTTTATTAAGGTATTCATTGATGTGTCTTTCCATCCAACGAATTGACAGTTGACCAGATAAAGTAATTGACTCAGCATATCTAATATCAAACCATCTGAAGTATTGGTTACCAAGAGCACCATAAGCACTGTTCAATTGAATCTTCTTAGCCATTTGCATATTGTCTAGCTTAGCTATCTCAGAAGTTCGATCTATTCCATCATCTTGTTCTTTTTGTTTTACTTCAAGCATCTTCTTCTTGAACTCAGCTCTTTGTTGATACATCTTATCCATCAACGTAGCCATAAAACTTCTAAAGTCTTTTGTATACATAGCACCAGAACCGCCAACAGTTACATTGTGCTGTTCCATATACTTTCTTAGCTTTTCATTCTCATTAAGATAACCTTCTACAATTCTATCTACATGTAGGTTGGATAAAGGATGTATAAGGTGTTGAGGAACCATTCCTTGGAATGTATCAGGACCAATATTATACTGCATAATCAGATGAGGATATAGACTATTCAGGTCAAACGATACAACCCACTTATGCATACCAACTTGAGGATCTTTAACATAAGCACCTTCAACCTGACGTTCCTTTTCAGAGTCAGTATAACCAGGAACAACAATTCCTTTTTCCATTAAGTAGTTGTGGATAATGATATCCCACATACGCACAGAAGTAAAGGAGTCAATCAAGTTAACTTTACCATCGTAAGCAATTGCATATGCTAGTTCAATCAAACCAAGTTTGTCATCTAGCTTATCAACAAGAAGAACATCTCGAACATTATACTCCATGAACTTTTGGAAGTCATGTTTGTATAATGATAGCAGTCCATCATACTCACTGTAATCTAATTTCTTTTCTCCAAGTTCAACAAATGAAATGTTATCCAATGAATAACTAGCTTGCTGGCTATATGTAAACTTTCTATACAAAGAAAGATAGTCATATAGTGTAATCCCAACAATATCTAATCTAGTATTATCTTCACCACCAGGACCACCAGAAACAAACTTTCTTTCATCAAGTTTATGGAAAGGACTAAGTTCTCTAGCAGCTTCGTAACCTAATACATTACTAATTCTATTCAATGTATATGGGATATCAAATCCTTCAATATTCCATCCAGTACATACATCAGGATCCCAGTCTCGCCATACACGAATAAAATCTCTTAACAGCTCCATCTCGTTTGGAGCTTGGTAATATCTAATATTTGGATCATCAGTAACAAAGTCTCCACAACCAAAGCAAGCAATATTTTCTCGCATCTTAATCGTGATAGCTGTTATAGGTTTAGTAGCTGCATTGATATCAGGGAAACCTTCGTCGGCAGCACACTCAATATCAAGATTAACAACATTGATAAGAGCTGGATCATAATCTATCGATTGACCAGGATACTCATCATTGATGAACAAGTATGGGTGGTTAGTCAAACCATACATCTCAAAGTTTGGAATGTTCTTATATTGTTTTGTGAACTCTCGTTGCTCATGTATAGATTCAAAATGAATCTTTTCTACTGGTTGGCCTTTGATATTAGTATAACCAGTATCTTTATTTGTGTTACCTTTCACAAACAGATATGGCTCATAGGGCACCTCTTCTTGGAAGCGGCGCCCATTATCAAAGCCACGATGCATGAGCTTGTTCTTATATAATTGAACACAGGTATAGAACTTCATTTTATTATTATCTCTCTTTAGAGATATTTAGTCAACAGTATTATAGTCCGTTTGGTACAATTATATAATGTATTGCTAGAACAACGCCAACTGATGCACCAAGACCAATCATCATCTTAAAGAAGTCTTTTCCTACAAGAGGAAACA